ATCTTTCTTAAACTATCCGTTTCAAATACCAATGTTGCAAATATGTCATCGCCTACACAAAGGTTATGGAACCAGTAGTCTGACTCCGTAGCCTCAATGCCAGATGGTTTACCCCAGCTTTCATATTCTATTGCGATGTTACCAGTCTTTATCCACATACCGCGTTCTGACTTAACCTCAATCTTCTTACCCTGTAACATCTCTGCTACAGAGTCTTCCATTGCTTCTCCGTACTCTAGGTCTATGTCAAACTTCTTGCGGTTATCCTTACTGGGTTTCATCGCCTTAGCTACCATGCAAATTTACCTTCCGACCAGTCTCTGGTGTAGTTGTTACCTTGCTTAGTGAAGAAGTCATGTAGTGAACCACTGTTAATGTTCTTGTAGAACCACTGACTAATAGGGTCATACTCTACAGTAAACATAGGAGCTATGTCCAGTTGATTTAAACAAAAGTTTAACCGTGACATAATAAAGTTTTTCATCTGTGTATCAGTGATACCTTTGATGTTACCCTTCTCAAATATCATATCGATGATACGGCTTTCGTGTTCTAAGACTTGAGCGCAGGTGTTCTGTATTTTCTTTACAATCCTAGCGTACTCTTTCTCAGACGGCTTCAGTTCCTCTCTAAGAGTCTTAAACAACCATGCTCCTGCCTCACTATGCAGGTTCTCATCACGTACAGAGAAGTTAATCCCGGCTGTCATGTTCATTAACTTGTTCTTACCTTCAGATTGAAAGTGCTTTAGAAAGGCGAAGTTGCTGTAAAGGATTGCTCCTTCTGTGATACTACCCATTGCAGTAATTAATAACGGGTCATCTACTTTAAACTGACGGTCAATCCATGCCATGCGGTCTTTCAATACTTTGTCATCAGCATAGCTACTGTAAAACTCATCAGTCTTTAAGCCCATTACTTCATTCAGCTTATCGTAGAATGGCGCATGTACGTTCAGTTCAAACATACCAAACACTGATGCCATTCGTTGTATCTCTGGACGCTGAAACGTCTTACGCACGTAGTCCAACCAGTACTCGTTACCTACGTGGAGTTCGTACAGAGTAAATAACTTAAGAACAGTAGTAACGCCATGTAACTCAGCGTCAGATAGATTAGTTTTGAGGTCATGTATATCTTTCTCCATTTCAATTTCTGAGGAAGTCCAGAATATGGACTCTTGCTGCTCACAGTAGTCAATAGCTTTTGGGTAATCTACTGTGTACGTTGTTTTCTTTTCTAATAACTTAGTCGCCGTCATACCAATCTTCGTCCTTAGTTCTGTGTAAAATAATTCCTCTAAGAAACCATTCCATCATAAAAGTTTTCATACTTTCTTCTCGCTCATTGATGAATGTAATAAAACCAATGTACGGTAGCCAGCCACCAAACAGTGGGTAGCCGAAGAAAATAATTGAGCCATCAAAATCATCAATCCTAAATGGCGTACTACTAAATTTGTACTCTTCCATTTTATAATTCCTTTTGTAGCCTTTCATTGTGTAGTTCTACACGGTCTTCAAATCTAATTACTAAATCTTCTGTGTTTATCTCAAGTAGCTCCATGACTGTCTCTTCATCAAGCTGCTCTAGTTTTTCACACAGTTCTGTAAAACTCATAATCTCCTCTACTTCAGAGTAAACAAGGGAGGCTAGTAGGATACTCATCATAAACCTCTAAGATGTTCTTCTCTGTATTGTTGTTTATCGGAGTCACTCAAACCCATGTACTTCTTTAGTTCTCTACATTCGTTGACTGTAAAATATGCAAAGCCTTCTTTGTAGCACCACTGCCCCATACACAATTTACTACCCTTGCGTACTTTCTTATAGGGGTCAGACAGAACGAAGATAAGTTCATGGTCTGGGTAACTTTCTCTTACTGACTTGTACTTCAGGGTATCACCCGAACGAAAGAAACCCTTACACTCTATCAGTACATTATCCTTAACGAAGTCTGGAATGTACTTACGGTGCATGATGTACGGTAAAGAAGCTGGTTCAAACTCAAAACCAAACCCTGCTGTGTTAGTAGCGAAGGTTCTTTCCAAACCACTACGGTACGGGTCTTTCTTTTTATTTTTAGGTTTCATTTAAAATCCATTGGCATCTGTTTGTCACGCTGTAACATCCACAATAGCTGGGTGTTCTGTACTGCGCGGTGATAACCATCCTCAAACTCTTTCTTATATAGTTCGATAATGGTTTTGTCCCAGTCTTTTCTTGGGGTGGTGTCAAGTATCTTACTTGCTTTCTTCTCACCAATGCCACGAATACCAATGATGTTGTCAACCTTATCACCAGTTAGCATCTGTTTGTAGAAAAAGTATTCGCCTTCTTCGGCTGAGACTGTAGCCCATGTACCCTTACCGTAGTTGTAGTGCTTTCCTTCAACCATGAGTAAGTCTTTATCGATAGTGGCTATCACTGTATCTGAAGTCTGTTCTAATGCTACTGCATCGTCAGCTTCCATACCGTCAACCACTTGGGCTGCAAAATTACTGACTAAATAATCTCTTACAAGTTGATAGTGTACTGGTTTGTCAGTACCTTTGCGATTGGCCTTGTAGTCTTCGCGAACTTTGTATCTGAAATTACCCTTACCTGTTAGGTAAATTTTGTAGATGTCTGCTTCTGTTTTATTAATTAGTTGGGTTAGAAAAACTTTACAGGAACGAAGGGTGTGGGATTCAGGGTCAGCCGTAACTAACCCCGTCTCCTTATCCTTCTTCTGACAAGCAAACCCTATCCTGTAAACTATAGGGTCGCCGTCAATTAAGAGTTTCATTAGAACGGAATGTCGTCTGAAAACTCTACGTCTGCACCTGACTCAGCCGCACTTACAACCTTTAGGTCTGGCTTAGACTTTGGGCTTATGCGTTTCTCAAATACGTACCGGGCTAGACCAAACATAGCCTTCTGTGCTGCATTGTTCTCATCATCACAGTCACCTACACAAGCGTCAGTAAACTCCGAAGCTGCTACTGCGTCTTGATACTTCGCAGGGATTGGGGTGATTGAGTCAATGTTATCGTAAGTTCTATCACCAGTTACCTGATGTTTAACAATTACGTTACACGGTGTACCTAGTACTGAATCCCAATCAGCAACCTGTCCATCTTGTGCAGTTGGTTGAAAGGTCTTGAAGTACTTGTACTCATTGCCACGTTCGTCCATCTTCTGAAAGATGTTAAACGGCTTAGTCCACAGTAAGCGTGGGCGCATAGTACCATCAACATTTACAGCGTTACCCATTACTTCAATACCCAATGAGATTTGCTGTGCTGGTGGCTTCTCTTCACCCATGTAGCTGCGTTCCTGTAAGCCTAAGTCGGCCACATAAACTAAGCGTCCTTCGTGTTCACCTTCCGCTAGGTTTGTGTACTCAACAGTGGAGTTGGTAGACTCAGCTTGTGGTGATGTTCTATTTAGTGCCATTATATTTTTACCCCTTTAAGGAAAATAATTGTACCAGTATATTATACCATATTTTAGTGGATTTGTGAATAGTCTGTGCCAAATGAAACGTCACAATCTAACTCACGATTTAACTTTAACAGTTTGTTTACCTTTTGTATAGCCTCCTTTAATAGTAATGATACTTCTTCTTGTTTAGCTTCCTGTAGTTCCAAGATAACCTCATCGTGAAACTGTGCAGTTAGCTGCTTACGCTTCTGGATAATGAAGGCAACCCACATATCAAAGCAGAATGTACCCGTACCCTGATTGAGTGTGCTGAACTTATCCTTCTCGGTCTTGAGGTAGTAGTACAGTTTGGCGACCGGGTTATATAGCCACAGTACACCACCTACATTACGCACCCCTGTATTCTTTGCTATCTCTTTCAGTGCCCAGTTACGTTTCCAGTATGCCTTATGTATCTTACTTGCTTCAGCCTCACTGATACCTAACTGCCGAGATAACGTAGCAACACCAGCCCCGTACGTGCAGGCATAGTTACCACCTTTATAGTTATGACGTAGTTGTGTTACATCATCAGTCTTATTGCCTAGCTTGTACTCGTCCACCTGTTCCTGTGTAACAGCACCTGCCGATAATGCCAAGTCAAGGTGGGGGTCAAAGCCTTCAGTGGTCATAGCCCTAACGTACTCAGGGTCATAGTCCCACATATAGTGCTGCTTAGTCCTGTCCTCTAAACTAGCCATATCAGAACCACATAATGTGTGTCCTTCTTTACGCACTGTAAATAAACTACGAACTTCCTTACCGTACGGCTTACGTTCTGAAGGCAGGTTGACGCACACTGCATGTTTAAATCGTAGCGTATTGGTCAAGCCTTGTATCTCTGCCTTAACAAAACCATCTACGTCCACACTATCCAGCAAGCCTTGCACTAAACCAATGCGGTGCTTAACCACTGTCATTGTGTGTAGGTGTTCTAGTTCGGGGTGGTCTTCAATCAACCGTACCACTGACTCACATAAGTCACCGTCTGGCTTCTTAATCTGTGCTACCTTGCCACTGTCCTTCTTAAACTTCCAAGTAGCAGGAACCCAGCCACAGCTTTCCAGCCATGCTTTTAACTGGGGTACACTACTAGGGTTAGGCTCTTGGTGCCCTACCACCACCTCGATTACCTCCTCGTGAGCAAAGTCTAAGCCACGCTCATCACACAGTGCTTGCCACTTCTCACCAGTAGCAGACAATGTACCGTCCTTCTTAAATGGTTTGGCTGGACGCTTACGCTTTGCAATCTTAGGTACTCGTGGCATTACCTTAGCCAAGTCATCAACTGCAACTGTGTACTTTCCTAACAGTTCGTCAAGTAAATTACTGGCTTTGTTTACGTCCAGCTTCCACTTACTTGCTTCCTGCATTGCGGCACAGTTCATCTTATGTGATAAGTACTTAACCAACCTGTCAGGATTACCATTGTATATTTTATCTAGGTACTCTTCTTGGATAAGCCATAGCTTGTGGTTAATCTTTACGTCTTCTTCACAGCGATGTACGTATGTTTGCAGGTCAGCTTTCTCCCAGTCTTCGACTACTGGCTTGGCAATACCTAAGCGTTCGCCCCATTGCGCTAGGCCATGCTTGGCAATCTCAGGGTACAAGTACCAAGACAAGGCTAGTGAGTCCACAATCTGTGCCTTAATCTTTATACCCAGCAAGCGTTCCAACACTGGCTTATCGTAACGGATAAAGTTATGGCCGATGATACGGTCTTCAGTGGACAAGCTGTTTAAGAAGTTGGTAATGCTTTCATAGCTAGTCATAGTTGCCATACCAGACACAGACATACAGTGTATCTTTGTGGCCTCTATGCCGTCAGTCTCAATGTCTATAACCCAATCAGTCATTAGTTTGTCCGTGATTTACGTGAAAGCCGTAATGCGCTCTGCCTTCTCTAGCTGCTTTAGCTGCGTCTTCTATGTTTTCAAAATAGCCTAGATTAATTTGTTTATAATCGGCATGGACGTAAGCAAAGTACTTATTCGTAGCTTTATTAAAGGATACTCCAGTATGTCCAGTAGTGTTATTAGAAGCCATACTCTTGTTTCTCACATTTTCTCTCTGAGTAGCCATACGTAGGTTTGTTATCCTGTTGTCGGCTCTATCGTGATTGATATGGTCTAAACCAGAACTTGGAAACTCCCCGTGTTCATACAACCACGCTAACCGATGTGCCGTATACCAATAGGTCTTATCCGTTGGAGTGAGGCCTATTACAATATAGCCAGACACTTTGTTAGTATTACCTGCAACTTTACCACGCGCCTTGTTTGCGTTTACCTTAACATTAAGCCAAGTAAAGATGCCAGTATCCTTGTCGTAGTGTAATCTCTCCTTTAGTATTTCTTGAGTAAGTATCACTTCCTTATCTTTATTTATTGCTACCATTGTTTAGTTGCCTCTAAGTAAGTTACCGTTGGCTCATCAAAGTATACGTCTGCATTGTACGACTGTCCGTACTCCCGGTCAAACAGCATGTAGAATTTGCTCATGTTCTTTTCTTCTTCTGGACAATCATCAGTCCTGTCCCTACTAATGGCATGGCCGTAGTGAAACCATTTTTCCATAGCTCTACTGCCAGTAAACTCCGAACTAAATACCTTAGCTCCTGCCTCATGAGGTTTAGCACCTTTAGGCTTAGGGTTTACGTGGCTGTAACAGAATATAGTAATAGGGTAGAGGTTCACAAGGTCAGCCATGTCCGTACAAATTTCATTCAGTTTGTCATTGGCCTCACTTGCAGCAAACCTACTGATTAATGCGGTCAATGGGTCAATAATAAAAATGTTGATATTATCAATAAGGTGCATTTCCTCGATGGCTATCCGTATGTCCTCCCACTCTCTACTAGCACCCCTGTCATAGAATCTAACCTTACCGTCCATAGACACCAATGTATCGTGTAGTAGCTGGTCTTCGTATTCCTTATCTGGCCGGGTAAAATCTAGTCTAGCCTCTTTACTAGCCAGCTTCTTAGCAGTACGCACTGGGCTATTCTCCAAGTCAAACATACCAACCTTAGTCTTCTCTTGGTAAATGAGGTGGTGAACTAACTGATGTTCGTGGTCAGTCTTACCAATCTTAGGCGCTGCACCTACTACGTGAATTGTGTGTGGTCTAATCCCGAAGGTTGCCTTGGTGACAGTAGGCCAAGGGAAACTGATGCCCATTTGTGGGCGTTCCATAGCCTTAACGATAATATCCTTAACGTCTACCACTTCACCCTGTCTAACGTATTCAGAGTCCCACACACAAGACAGGTACAATTC